CCCATGTAGAGACTTGAAGATAGATTCTTTCTTCAACTTCGCAACTGGTCTCTTCTTACCAAAATGTTCTACGTACTCGAACTTGCGTGATATTATATCTATGCCATGTGTCACCCTGCCTTCTTTTGTTGTACTTGTAACTACCATTCCAATGTCATTAGCGAATTCTGCATAGCTCTCGGGTGTGTATTTTGGATATTTCACAAAGCCAAGCATTTTCTTCCTACCTTCACAATTGTCGTCACCGTACGTTAGCAATTGCACTGCTTTCCTAAAGTCAACTCCAGGGTACAACTTATTGAAATGGTAGCGTTTCAAAACGCTAGACACACCACCATCGATATAGCTCGTACCAGCGATCCCAGAGGGAACGATATTTTGTAACACTGTTAACGCTCCATCTACATTTATGAGGGGTGTGATTATCAAACGCACAATAGCACGCATCATTTTGAAATCTGTCTCTGTGTAATTCCCTTCTGCTGCTACTTCAATCATCTCCATCAAGTACGCTTGCACTGCTTGAGAGTTTGCTGTTGCATCAAATTTGCTGTAGTCTATACTATTAATATCACAATTTTCAAGTGCTTCTATCACTCTGATCACTTGACGTACATCGTGCGGATCTATTCCTACTAATGCTTCACCCAATATGGGGTTGTCAAAAACTAGTGACCAAACTGGATCAAAATATTTGTTGATAAGAACGTTTAACAAGAAAGGAACTGCGCAATATTGTCGTGGTGTTTTTGCTTTACCTGGTTGTTGTTCTAACCTTTGTTCCATCTTATTCTTTAGGTAAGCTACTAAAACTGGTATTTCACCTTTCAACAGTAATCGACAAATCTCGTCATATGCCGTGAAAAACTCTCCACGCATTTTCCAAACTCCATCAACTTGGTCAGCCCACTCAGATTTAATACCGCTGAATGGGTAGTTCATTGCTGTTGACATATCAGCTCCAGCACACCACGCGGAGTGAGAGGTTCCATTTATAACTTCACCCATATTCAAAGGTCGTATATTTTGTAGTTTGGCTTTAGTTTTGAATGGTGACCAATATGCTTTTGCTGCGTCATTGAGAACGGATTGATCAAGTACAACATCTACTTTACGTGCTGCATATTCCATATGTGCAATCTTTCCATCAATTTGTTTATTCCCACAATATGGTGATATGTGTGTGCGTTTAATACCAGCCTCCTCTAACTCGTCGGAAATTGCTGATTTAGACCACGCATCTGAAGGTTCATGGGGTCTCTGTAAAAACCCTAATACTGATAGTTCATATTGCTTGCCTGTAAAATTATTTGTAACAGTTTTATCTTGTAATGGCTCACCGTGGAAATATTCTGAAATCGATAGAGGGGTCGGTATACTAGTGAACTCTTCACGTATAAGCGCTTCACGCGTTACACGGATGGCAAAACTTAAATTACCATATTGTGCAACATGTAGACCATAAATCATGGGTTGTGAAGTTGAAAACACAGGTGAACCACTGAAAGAAACAGAAGGCGGGGCTGTGTATGTTGCCCCTGAACCATGGAATGTCCAAGCGTTTGAGGAACATTTTGCAACAACATCCCTATCTGTTACTACTCCTGACTCCACCACAGAGAATCCTTTGTCCGTTTTACGCGCTCTATACAATTTAGCAGGCCATTCAACACCGCTTGGTGCGAATAATCGCCTGATATCTTTGAAAGGCGCTGTTTTCGTAACTGGGATTAGTATGGCGTCATGCCCTACCAACCTGGCATCTTCTGTATGTAGGTAAGTGGTAAACATATAAGGTGTGCCATCTGGGTGGTTCCTAATCGTACACTCTAGCACTTTCCTATCTTTGAAGAAACAATGGCGGGGGATGAGCAATAAGCCAGTAGAAACAAACAAACCGGCAAATCTATGTAGGAAACCATCATGTTCATATTGCAACATTGCTGTATTTCTAACAACAGTATTTTCTAATTGATCACCAGTCATGATATATTGTCCCTTCTTTGAATGGTGCTTAGTAGTATCTTCGTAGAATTCACGCGTTGGATGTAAAGCTTGATGTATGTTGGCGTGTGATTGCAGTACTTCACTATTATATTCCAGTGTGTGCGTTTGTGGTTGGGTTGTGTCTTGCGGATCAGCTGTAGCAATTATTTGAGTTATACGTGCAGCATGCAGTGTTCGTATTGTAGTTCTTGGCACGCCCATCAATTGTGCTCGTAGTCTCATTATCTTTTTAACTTCTTCCTCCATCATGTCTCTTGCAGCTTTAGTTATCAGATAGAACATACGAGATGACTCATAAGCTAACAAGCCAACATCAGTCATTA